GGATGAACGGTATTCTAAATTTTGGAAAGCCGTGATGGGTGGACAGGATCAATATACTGCCGCAATTGACAACCAGATTTACAACGACCTGATTGACGCCGGGTTAGAAATCGTCTCGTCGTTTGCCTATCCTGGTTTTGCACAGACCATAGCTGATGACAATTTTTATCTGCGGCTGGCTGAACAAGCACCCAAACTAGCCAAAACCGTGATCGACCGCGATAAGGGTAAGGCGAAAGCCATTATCGACAACCTGGCAAAGGACGCGCCGGATACCGGTGATAACATTGTATCCACGCTGGACGTTGCAATCAAACTGGGCGAAGCGGTAGAGGCGGAACGCCGGGCGATAAAGACGCACATCGTACCGTTGGATCATGCGCTGGGCGGCTTCGAGCGGGAGACGCTTACCATCCTGGCTGCGAGGCCTTCTATGGGTAAAACAGCCCTGGCATTTCAGTTCGCCAGAAGCGCCGCATCCAATGGACACAAGGTCTTGTATTGCAGCATCGAAATGTCAGCCATTACATTGTGGGCGCGGGCAACATGCGGGGCGCTTGAAATTTCATGGCGTGACGTGCTGGATAAAAACTACAGCAAATTACCAGGCGGGAACCTTGACCAATTCCGGGCGGAGGCTGTAAATCTGGCTGCAATATACAACGATACGCTGCTGATAGACGACAGCGGACGCCTGACGCTGGATATGATCTGGCAGAGAGTTGCCAGATATGAGCCGGATTTCCTGGTTGTAGATCATCAGGGATTGGTAAGCCATGGCGAAGTCAACCCGGTCAAGCGGGCGGGCATGGTAGCCTGGGGACTAAAACAAATGGGAAAGGAGTTTGAGATACCTGTTCTCATGCTGCAGCAACTAAACCGTGGGGTGGAAACACGGGACAACAAACGCCCGGTAATGAGTGACTTACGTGAAAGCGGCGAACTGGAAGAAATAGCAGATACCGTAATTTTTATCTATCGGGATGATTACTACACTATGCCGGAAAACCCGCCTAAAGTCAGCGACACAGAATTGATTATCGCCAAACACCGCTCTGGCACACGCAATCAGGGCGTGCGAGTGGATTATCATCTACCCCGCCAGTGGTTCTACCGCAAAGGGGACATCTAACCAAGGAGAATGAAATGAAAAACGAAGACTATTTTGGGACTAAGACAAAAAAAGGGGATCATAAGCCAACCAAACAGGACGCAGTCTATATCGTTATGGGCAAACTGCCGACCCAGATAACGTACCTGCATAGCACCTATTCAGAGGCAGCAGCGGAAGCAAATCGCCTGTGCAAGAAAGAAGGCAAAATATTTCGCGTCTTTGCGGAGGTAGCCATTGTTGAACCTGGCGACCCGGTGTTAACTAAGGTCGAATAGATGACCACCAAACTCTGGGTTCCGTGCGAGGTCGGACAGCGGTTGTACGAGGAATACATCCAACTGGCGGAAAAAGTGCTGGAATTGGGGTATTACACGATTGATCCGAACCAGCCGATACTGATAGCCTGGCGTGCCTGGGTTTCGCATCGCGATGGCTGCAAAAAGTGCGGGGGTATAGTATGGCCACGATTGAGATAGCCTCGCACGTCGCATTACCGCACAACCATACATACAGCTATTGGACGGGCGTCAGCCTTGCCGAGGTGCAGGCGGAGTTTGAGAAACGCTATCCGTGGTACTCGTGTCCAGCCGTGTACTGGCACGGCAATCATTTCTGGTTCGTGATGGAGTGGTATGGAGCGTAGATCAAAGTACAACGCAAAGCGCGTGACGCTAGACGACATTGCCTTTGACAGCATAGCCGAGGGTGCACGATACCGCGAATTGTGCTTGCTCCAAAGCGCCGGGGAAATTTGGGGACTGAAATGTCACCCGCGATTTGAGATAGTACCGGGACTTAACTATAATGGCAAACAAGAGGGCGCTGTACTATGAGGCCGACTTTGAGTATTACGAGGACAACGCTGGCGTACCGCCGACTCATGTAGTCGAGGACGTGAAAGGCATGGAGACCGCAGTGTACCGGCTGAAACGGAGACTGTTCATCTGGCAGTATCCAGAGACGCGATTCGTGGTCACAAGGTCTCGCTGATCCACTTGTATATGTTGCGTCGCTCACAGGGCTTCTCAGGGGCGCTACATGGGATTCTGTGTAAGATTGACAATATTAGTAGCGGCAAATTTAGACCATAAAACACAAAACCCGCCGGTTAGGGCGGGCTATAAACTAAAAATATAATATAACGCTCTGTTTTATGCTATGATAACAACATGTATCCATTGCACAGTTGCGCACCGTTGCCAGAGGAGATCTGCATACTCAACGAATCGTTGACCCTGCTGACGCCCAGGCAACGGGAGGCGGTGGAATTGTGGAGTTACGGCTGCACGCAGATGGAGATCGCACGAGAGCTACGGGTTGCGCATCAGACTGTGGGGGAATTGTTAGCTAGAGCGCGGGCGAGATTTACAAACCTGCAAAAACAACCGATTTATGCGAGTGATAGGTAGGACACAGATGCGCAGGCAGTGCGTCTGCGGCGTTCCAATCCCTGCCAATCGCACGTTGTGTTGCACGTGCAGACAAAATTATGGACTGGATCGTAAACTGTGGCCTGAGTGGTTGCGAGTGTGGATGCGAAACTATCAGCGAGAGTTGGACTATGAGTTGAGGCACGACGACGTCCCGCTCGGCTGGTTTGACGAGGACGAGGTGTTAGCAGATGGCGAATGATGATCGCGTGATGTTTCAGGGGTATTTGCCAAACATCCAATCGGCCCTGAAAATCAGTGGAGACGGCGACACATTACGAACACAGATCGAGGTTCCCATCCGCATTTATCCGGACGCGCTTAAGTTGATGACCATGGCCGGGAAAAGAATTTGGTTTGAAATATGGGTTGATGACAATGAACAGGTTTTGACGGAACTTGACGATGAGGCTGAAAAAGGCACAGAAAGAAAAACTGTTAGAGTGGGTCGCCGCCGGTCTTAGAACCGACGAGATCAACGCGAAGGCGGCAGAATTCAAGCCGTCGTTTTCTGTTTCTCGCGGGCAGGTGGATTATTATCGCAAAACCAGGCGCGTGTCGATTGATGAACTCGCGAAACAGAGTGAAGATGAAGCCCTTGTTACTGGCTTATCCATTAAGGCAGAGAGAGTCAAACGCCTGCAAATGCTTGCTGCTCTCATGGAGGAGGATTTGTTCTACGGGCAGATGTGGATTGACGACATCAAAGGCGTTGGAACCGGCGACATTGCGCAAATTGTAGAGTTCGAACGTTTTAATCAGTCTGAAATCGCAGAATACCGCGCGACCCTGGATGATATTGCAAGAGAACTGGGGCAGCGAATCACTAAACAGGAGCTAACCGGCAAAAACGGAGGCCCCATCGAGCACAATGTACACATCTATGTACCCGACAATGGCAGACCACGCACAAATTGAGGTGCGTCCGCAACCCGGCAGACAGGAGCAATTTCTGTCCAGCCCAGCGGATATTGTTATCTATGGCGGTGCTGCTGGCGGCGGCAAAACCTGGGGTTTGCTGCTTGATCCACTGAGAGACGTTGACGTTGCAGATTTCAATGCCGTTATATTTCGCCGCACCTACGCAGAGGTAAATAACCCCGGTGGGCTGTGGGACGAGAGCGAAAAATTATACCGATTTGTCAGGGGTGACGGCGTACGCGGAGATTTGATCTGGCGATTCCCGTCTGGCGCTAATGTTGGATTTGGGTATTGCCACACGGATAGCGACCTCTACAAATGGGACGGCGCACAAATATGCGATCTGATGTTCGACCAGCTAGAACATTTTTCTGAAAAAATGTTCTGGTATTTGCAGATGCGTAACCGCTCCATGTGCGGCATACCTCCGAGGTTGCGAGCAACCGCCAATCCTCCTGACCCGTCTGACCCTGGTTCTGAGTGGCTACCGCAGTTTCTGTCGTGGTGGATTGCCGATGATGGGTATGCCAACCTTGACAGAGCAGGGCAGATACGCTGGATGGTGCGCTGGAACGATGAGGTTTATTGGGCAGACACCAGACAGGAATTGATAGACCAGTTCCCTGACCAGATACCCCAATCGGTGACATTCATCCCGGCCACCATCTATGACAACCAACTGCTGATGCACAACAACCCGCAGTATCTTGCAAAACTACAGGCGTTACCATATATCGAGCGAGAGCGTTTTTTGGGCGATGCGCTGCGTGGCGGTAACTGGAAGATCAGCGCCGAGGCTGGCAAGGTATTCAACCGTGACTGGTTGGAAGTGGTAAGCGCAGTTCCGAATGGTGGTATAGAGTGCAAGGCGTTTGATCTGGCAGCCACTCTCCGGTCATTGAAGAACAAGGACCCGGATTATACTGCCAGTGTGAAGATGCGCAAGGTTGGTAACGTGTTTTACGTTGCCGATGTAATCAACGAGCGATATGCCGCGGGCGAGGTAGATGCGTTTATTCACAGCACGATCAGTGCAGACCTGATGATAGCGCGACAAGTCGCGACCGTGTACCGTGTGCGATGGGAGATTGAGCCTGGCAGTGCTGGACTACGAGAGACGGAACGGATGAAACGAGAACTGGGCAAGAAATTCCCAGGCATAAACGCCGATGGTAGGCCTTCGACCGGGGACAAGATTGCTAAGAGCAGAGCCTTTGCAATTGCGGCACAACAGGGCAAAGTAAAGGTGTTGGCTGCTGCATGGACAGACAGTTATCTATCACAGCTACATGGCTTTCCAGATCGTGCGCACGATGATATGGTGGATGCGTCTGCCATAGCGTACAACGAACTGATGGACGCTAATTCCAATCCGATAATCCAGAAAACACAACCCAATCCCTGGGTGAAAGTGAGCCAGATTTGACCACACTACAAGAGATTATCAAACTATGTGAGGACATACGCCCGGCGTTCAGCACTCGCGACGCGTGCAATAAGGCTATGGAGGATATATATCTTCTCAATCCAGACGCCGATCTGCCTGACGAGAAGCATATCAAGAAAACATTGTCGCCGGATGGGCGCAATAGTTTACAGGGTGCGGTACGGTTGTTGTCTGCCGCCGATCCGCATTGGGCCGTGCCAGAGGACATGAACAAACTTTTGGACGATTCATCTTCCACCATCGAAAAACTGGCGGGCGGTATTTTTGGAGCGGCCAGCAGAGCGCAGGGTAAGCCACGGCACTATGACCCGATCCTATCTGGCCTGCTGTACGGCGAGTGTATCGTAGTGCCAACCTGCACAAAAGACCTGGTGGATAGCGCCCCGCCGCAGTTGAAGAAACGATTGGAGGACATCTACGCATCGACCCCATTGCTATTCGATACCATCTCTCCGTCTGGCGCATTCCCCGTGTATGACAACATGGGACTATCCATGTTTCACAGCTTCCGCGAAATGAAAATCCGCGACATCAAACAACGTTGGAAAGATGCTGAGAGGTTATTGGGTGATGCTGCAAAAGACAGTGATGTCAAAAATGTCGGCGAGTATTGGGATTATGAAAAACACTATGTCTGGATCGAGGGTGTGGATGAACCATTGATCGAGTCTGATAACGAGTGGGGGTTCATTCCCGTAGCTGCTGGCATTACCGAAGGCAGCGAATTGTTTAGTAAGTCCGGTCAGTACACCAGACAACCGTTCTTGTACACGTTGTGGCGCTCCGAGATGTGGAAGCGACAGAATCTGGCACTGACTGTGATGTTCTCGCGCATTTTTGCAATTGGCGCTAACCCGCAGAATATTTATAAACGCAACGACCCCAACAAGATGGCTCCGCTCGTGGATTACAGCAACGTTGACGGAACCATTGTCATTGATAACAACGAGGACTACGGATCGGCCAACAAGAATGTTATCGACCCCTCGCTGATGACCGTATTAGATATAGCACAGCAGAAGGGCGTTGAATCAACCATCTATCGGCAAACACTGGGAGAGCCATTGGGCGGAACCGCGCCGTTCTCAATGTTTGCCATGGTATCACAGTCTGGACGATTGCCGCTGATTCCCTACCAGCGCATGATTAGTCACGTGTTGGGCGATGCAATGGCAAAAGGATTGCGGATGCTGAAAATCCACGGCGGGACTATCAGTGTGCGCGAAGGTGATACTAAGGCTCTTGTCGAAGTGGATGCCAGTCAATTACCAGATCACATTGACATCGAATGCACACTGGACATAAAAATGCCGCAGGATGACCAGGCTAATGCACAAACAGCCATTGCAGTAACAGCAGGTGACGCTCCGTTAATGAGCCTTGAAACTGCACAGAAACGCTACCTGAATATCGAGCAGCCGGAAGAAGAACTGCAAAAAGTGTGGCAGGAA